CCCAACGCTCCGGTCTATCGCCCTCCCACATGAACATACTGGCCCAGTCCACCGATCTGCCGGCCGTCCCGGGCGACACGCTCAAATGGGTGCTCGTCATCATGGTGGCGATCCTGCTCATCGCCGCCGCGGTGTACTCCGCCTTCGGACTGAAGCGCGTGCGGTTGGACACCGATCCGCCGCCAGCGTTCCGCAAGGCCTCGCCCGAGTTCAATCCCGCCCTCTGCGACGAGCTCCACTCCCAGGTGGCGCGCCGGCTGGACGGCCACGACGCGGCCATTGAGGCGCTGCGCGCCGAGGCGGTCAAGGGAGACAAGGAGCTGGAGGCCAAGCTGGAGGAGTTCCGGCTCGAAGCCAAGCGCACGGAATCGGGCTTGCATCGCAAGTTAAACGGCATTTCACGCAACCTCTATTTGGTCGCCGGCAAACTGGGTTGCAAAACCGTTCCCACCAGCGACGAGGAGGAACCATGAAGCGCGAGGAAGAAATCCGAAAAGAAATTCTCTTCCAGCTTTACGCCGTCCGGCCGCTCGCCCTCACGCCGGATCGCATCAGCCGAGACGCGACCAAGCAACGGTATGACTACACGGCCTCGGACATCCGGCGTGAGGCCGAGTTTCTCGCGGATGAAAACCTCATTGTGCGCGTCAACGAGCCGGGTACCACGGCCGTGATGTATCGCATCCACGCCGCCGGCGTGCGCCACTACGAACAAAATCTCGCCGCGTGAGCCACGCACGCACAGGCAAGATCGCACGCGCACCCTTTGAGGTGCGCAAGCACGTGAACGAAATCATCCGTGATGGTTTCCCCGCCAAGCGCGTCATTGCATATCTGGACTCGGTGGGCATCCATGGCGTGACGGAATTGAACGTCTCGCATTGGCGCGATGGCGGCTACCAGGATTGGCTGGCCGAGCAAAGCCGGCTGGATGACATGGCGGCCAAGCGCGAGTTCGCCCTGGAGATTGTGCGGCAGAATGAGGGCAGTAAGTTGCAGGAAGCCACGTTGCACCTGGCCGCCAGCCAGCTCTATGAGGCGCTCACCGACTTCGATGTCGCCGACCTCAAGGAGTTGCTGGCCGACAAGCCGGAGAACTACGCCCACATCGTCAACAGCCTGGCCAAGCTCAGCAAGGGCGCGCTGGAGGTGGAGAAGTATAAAGACCTGGCCGCCGAGAGGGTCCTGGACGCGGCGGTGCGAAAGAAGGCGGACGAGATCAACAAGTCGGACCGGAGCAACGCGGATAAAATTGCGGCGATGCGGCGCGAACTTTTCCGGTCGGTGGATGAATTGCAAAAGTCCGGCGCGGTGAAAATTCCCAAGGCATGAAGCGCGAACGCAGACCCTACCAGGACGTGGCGCTCGTGGCTGTGCGCGAGACACGGCAGATCGCGCTCTATTGGGCGCGGCGCTGTCGCAAGTCCACCACGCTGGGAGACATCGCGTTTGACGAGATGAGCAAGGCGGCCGGCCGCATGGTGATAGCCGCCAGCGCGTCGCTCTTGCTGGGCAAGGAATTGGTGGGTGTGACTTTGAGCGCGGCGGAGCAGGGCATGATCGTGGCGAATGAATCGGCCGCGCTGCGCTCGGCGCTCGAAACCGGTGCGGAAGAAAACAACCTCGTTTTCAAGGTGGCGGATTCGGGCAGGGACAAATTGCTCAACGGTCTGACGCCGGAAGATTTTGCGGAGCTTTACCAGAGCTCGCGCATGGAGCTGCGCTTGTATTTCGACCACACACATTTTTCGCGGCTCCAGGTGATCGCGCCGAATCCGGCCACGGCGCGGAGCTGGCGGGCGACGGTGCTGCGTGACGAGGCCGGATTCACCAACCCGAATTTTGAGACCGAGCTTCGGATCGCCACCGATCCCATGATGCGCGACACGCCGGACTTGAAGATCATCTACGCCTCCAATTTGTCCGGCAATGATCGCCATCCCTATTTCGAGATGACGATGCCGCGAGAGGTCCGGGCGGCGACAGAGGATGAACAGTTTCCCGCGAACCCACAGGGCCATCTCTATATCGGCCAGCAGGGAATCCTGGTGCACCGCGTGGCGCTCAAGGATGCGTATGCGGCCGGACACAAGCTCTACGACGATGCCGGCGCGGCGATGACTTATGAGCAGTGCCAGAAGTTTCCCCAGTTTAAGTCCGGTTGGGATGAAACTTACGCGCTCAACCATAAAAGCGGCGGCGCGGCGGTGATTGACTTGATCGCGCTGTTGTCGGCACAGCGCCGCGGGATTGGCCAATGCAACTTCACCTATGTTGAAACCGAGAGCGAATTCCGGCTCGCGCTTGATTTGCTTCGCTCGACATTGAGGACCGGTCCGGTGGGGATCGGCTTCGACGTGGCGAGCACAACGGCCGAGAAGAGCAACCCCAGCAGCATCACGGTAACGGAGAACGTGGGCGGGGAGCGGTTTCAGCGCGCGATCATCGTGTTCAAGAGCAGGAAACGGGCGGTGATGAGCGACTACCTGCAACGCGTGGTGCGCACGGTGCGTGAGCGCAAGGAGGGAGGCCCGGCGCGCCGGCTCTGCATTGACGCCAGCAACGAACGCCTGGCCGCCGAAGAGACCAAAGATGATCTCACGCAGTACATTCCCGTGCAGCTCGTGCTGGGCGGGTCGTCCGTCGAGCCGATCCCAATAGGATACCAGGACTCGATCAACTATAAAACTTATCAAGGTGACCTTTACTGCGCGGCCGTCAACGAAGGCCGCACGGTGATGCCGCCAGATGACTACGTGAAGCAGGACCATCGGCTGCCGATCAAGAATAACGGCAAGTACGAATGCCCGGTGGATAACGAAGGCCGCCACGGGGACACGTTTGATTCGGGCAAGCAGGCCGAGTTCGCCTTGGGGAACAATCAAAATGAGGTCTGGGCAATTGTAGGATGAAAATCGCCGGCACAAATATTGAGGACCCGGCCACGACCAATCGGTCGTTTAGCGAGATCATGCAGGGGCTGGATCCGGCACGGAGGGAATTTTCGCCGGACGTGCTCTCGTGGCTTCGCGGCGACGACATCATCGAACGTGAGGGGGCGAAGCTGGGATCGCCGTATTCGCAGTCAACGTGGGTCTATGTGGCCATTTCGTGCCTGGCTGAAAACGTGGCGCAAATCCCGATGCGCGTTTCAAAGATTCCGCAGAAGGCGGCGAAGCTGTTTCCGCGGGACTGGCGCAAGGAGTGCGGCGGGGCGTTTGACTTCCGGCGCAAGAGTGTGCTGGGAGAAAATATCGTGGAGAGCGGCGAGGTGGTGGACCTGTTCAACAATCCGCACCCGACAATGACGCGGGCGCTGTTCTGGGAGAGCGTGATTTCGTGGTGCTGTTTGCGCGGTGAATTTTTTGTGGTGCCGCTGGACGGCATGGATCAGCCGGTGGACCTGGCCGCGCGCGGGGGAAAAGTCAAACGGCTGCTGACACTGGAGCCGGGATTGTTCTGGCACGTGGTCGTGGGCTACGAGCTGGAGGCGTGGCGTTACACCGGGTCGCCTTTGCTGACTCCATTGCCCAGCGAGATGCTCTTGCCCAGTGAGGTGATCCATTATCGGACGTACAACCCCTATCTGTACTGGCGCGGGATGTCGCCGCTCTTCCTGGCGATGCTGCCGGCCATGAGCGATTACGCCGCGAGCCAGTTTATGAAGGGGCTGATGATGAACAATGCCGACACGGGCGTCATCGCCACAACGGAGCAAAACCTCACGCAGGAGCAACGGGAACAATTCATGGCCGCGCTGCGCGAGCGCAAGCGCAAAGCCGGCACGCCGGACCGGCCGCTCTTCCTGTCCAGCGGCGTGAAGATCGAGAAGCCCACGATTTCAAACGTGGATATGGAGTTCCTTTCCAGTCGTAAATTTTCACGCGAAGAAATCTTTGCGGTGTGGAAAGTGCCGCCGAGCCTGGCGGGCATCGAGAGCCAGGGCGCGAGCAAGGGGGGCCAGGGTTCGACCAGCGGCGGGAGCCAGTCGCAGGACAGGCGCGTGTTCATCGAGAACACCGTCACGAATAAATGCCGGCAGTTGGAGGCGTCGTTTAGTCCGCTGGCGAAGCGGTTCGATCCGGCGTTTGAACTTTGGTTCGACATTGACAGTTTGCCGATCATGCAGGAGGCGCGGCGGGACCGGTTGACGGCCGCGACGGCGGCTTTTGGGCTGGGCGTACCGCTGAATGACATCAACCAGGTCTATGACCTGGGCTTCAAGAAATATCCTTGGGGCGACGAAGGCTATCTGCCATTCAATTTGCAAGTGGCTGGGGAAGAGAAGGGGCAGACGGAGCCAGGGCAGGACCCGAACAATCCGAACAATCCGGAGACGGGCGACGAGAACACCGATCCCAACGAGCCGCAGAACCCTGAGCAGGCCGCGGCACGCAATCCGCTGGTGAGAGCAGAGAGATTGTTGCTATCGTTTTCCGAGACGCTGGCGATACGCGCTAGGCCTGTCGTGCGCAATCCACCGCACGGCTACGAGCAGAGCATCGCCGGCGCCGAAAAAGCCAAGGCCGGCCGGATGCGGAAGTTTTTCTTTGAGCAGCGCGGGCGCGTGCTCGCCAAGCTGGCCAAGGTGAATCAGAGCGTCCTTTCCGCGCAGGACACGCGCAAGAAATCAATAGACGATCTCTGGGACAGAATGATGGAGAACCTCTATCTCCACCAGAAGCTCGATCCCTCCATCCGCACGGACCTGGAATTTGGCGGCGCGCAGATCATGCAGGAAATCAGCGCCGGCGTGGATTTCGATCTGCCTCCGACCGAGGCGCTGGAATATCTGGCCAAACGCAAGAAGGCGATTGACTCGATCAACGAGACGACATGGGATGCGCTCAAGGCCACGCTCAGCGACGGGCTGAGCGCCGGCGATTCGATTTCCCAATTACGCGACCGGGTGAATGATGTTTATTCCGCCGCCGGCAAGGCGCGAGCCACGACGATTGCGATGACGGAGACCAACGGAGCGGTGAACGGCGGCCGTCAAATGGCGATGACCCAAGCGGGCATCGAGAACAAGGGCTGGCTCACGGCGCATCTGGAGACCACGCGAGCCACGCATTACGCCAATGAAGCCATCTCGACCAAGGACGGCGGCATACCCATTGACGACACCTGGCCGAACGGCTGCGACTACCCCGGTGATCCCGCCGGCGATCCCAGCGAGACGATCAACTGCCATTGCTGCGGCTACGCCATAGAACCAGGCAAGGGCGCCAAGCCCGTGAAGTTTTTGACCTGGCAGGAATTTTGCGAGGCGAAAGCCGGCAAGGAGGCGAAGAAATGAGAAAGCGCCTGCGATTCGATTTGCGCCCCCAGGATCGCCCCCGGCCGGATTCCCCATCCGCAAATAAATCGTCGTTGCAAGGCGGGTCCAAGGCGTTGCAATGGCCAAAAACAACCCCTGGTGACCAAAATCAAAACCTATGAAATGGAACGAAGCAAACTTAGAGAAAGAGTTCTCCGGACGGCTGGTGACCCTCCGGGACGGCCGCCAGGGCATCCGCGGCGGACTGCATTGCACCTGGAAGGATTTTCCCGGCACCGATCCGGTGATGGATATGGTGGCCAGCGATGATACCGTGGACCGCTACAACGAGTGCATCAAGCAGGACGGCTGGCAGCTCCAGAATTTTATGGCCAACCCGGTGGTGCCAGACTGCCACGATTATTCGTCCATCAGCAAAGTGCTGGGCCGGGACATTCTCCCGGCGGACCAGCAGGTGGCCGGCGGCCGGCTCGGCGCGCGCGTTTTGTTCGCGGTGGAGAATCCGCTCGGCAACCTGGCCTACAAGATGGTCAAGGGCGGCTTCATCCGATCCATGTCCGTCGGCTTCATTCCGCTGGAATGGACCAATGGCACCGAGTCCGGCCAGCCGGACCGCACTTACACGAAGCAGGAACTTTTGGAGAAGTCCATCGTGGTAGTGCCGGCCAATCCCGGCGCGACCATCGGCGCGGCGCTCAAGAGTGGCGCGATTGGGCGCAAGGATTTAACGGAACTCCATGAGTTCCTGAAACAATTTTGCAGCGCGGCCCCTGACACTACATCGCGCACAGTGAGTGCGGGGGAAAACGATGTGCGGACCCTGCAATTCGTCATCACCGCCTGTGAGCGGTGGACCCGGTAAAACCATCAACCAAACATTCTAAAATCCAAAATGAAAAAGTTCTTAAGTCGGTATCGGCACCTGACGGCGCTTTTGGCTGTGCTGGTGATGTGCTTCGCTATGTTCATGCTGGGTGCTCCAGCGTGCGTTTGCTTCGCCATCGTGGCGTGCTGGCAGTTGGTGCAATTGGCGCGCAGCAAGCCGCGGCGCGGTTACGTGTATGAAACCATCGGCTTGACGGCCGAGCAGATCAAGGAGTTCGAGACGCTGCTCAAAGACCTGGGCGGCATCAAGGAATTCATTCCGGGCCTCAGGGAATTGGCGGCCGTGGAGGGCGGTTTTGCGGCGATCAAGAAATTGCCCGAGCTGCTCGGCGCCGAACGCAAGCGCGTGGATGAAGCCGAGAAAACCATCGGCAAACTCCGCAAGCAAATCGCGCACAGCTCGCAGACCGGCGTGCGATGGGTTGGCAACGTCCCATTTGTCACGGACGATTGCGCCAAGGCTCTTACGAGCGTGCTCGTGCTCGAAGCCGCGCAACTGGGCGAGAACGCCATGCGCCAGGTCAGCCGCGAGCAGCGCACCTGGGAACCGCTCGTCAACATGGCCGCGGAAATCATGGGAAAGGACGCGAAGTATTTCCTGAAGGCGCTGGGGATTGAGCAGCGGGCGGGCGGCGCATTGACGCCTACGGACATACCGTTGCCCGTGATCTATATGCCGCAGATCGTTGAGCTGGTCTGGAAATATGGTCAGGCCCGGCAATTCGCCACCGTTTGGCCGCTCGGCGCGGGTACCGTCAAACTGCCTCGCCTGCAAGCGGGCGAAGATGCGTTCTCCTTCCTGGGCGCTGGTACTGCCGGCATGAGCCAGCAGATCGGCGAGAAGGAAGTCACGGCCGCGCTCGTCACCTTTACGGCGAACAAGTGCGGTGGTTTGATTCGCATCCCGACCGAACTTGAAGAGGACACGTTCATCGCCCTCGGCCAATTCCTCGCGCGTTACATCTCGCGCCAGATGGCCAAGCTCGAAGACACGACCATGTTCCTGGGCGATGGCAGCGCGACCTACGCGAACATCACCGGCATTGGAAACTATTGCGTGGCCAACCCCACGTACCTTCACCAGTTGAAGGCCGGCAATACCGTGCCGACCGATGCGACGATCAATGACTTCCGCGCCATGCGGGCGTTGGTCAACCCCGCCGTGCTGGTGGACGATCCGGCGTACTACATGAATCCGACGATGGAGGCGCTGCTCGTGACGTTCAATACGCTGAACCAGCCGTTGATCTACATCCCGGCGCGCGGCGGCCAGCCGGCCACGCTCGACGGGTTCCCGATCCGCTGGATCGGCGTCGGCCAGCCCTACACGCTCAACGCGGCTCCGAACACCTTCCCGGCGTTCTTTGGCTCGTTGAAGTATTGGTACTTGGGTGAACGCGGCCAGGTGCGCGTCGAGGTCAGCCGCGAGGTGTTCTTCGCGACGGATGAACTCGCGATGCGCGCGTTGGAGCGCATTGACGTGGAGGCGATGGCCATTGACGCGATGAGCGCCATGCAGTTGCCGGCCGCCTAAAGCTAACGCCGCT